GGGCCACCACCACTTATTGGTACCAATGGGGATCCGTCTCCCCAATCTACAACATAAGAAACTAGAGATAAAAACTTTTTTAATTCTAATTCCGAAGTATTATAAAAATAATATGTGTATGGTGATGTAGTTGTTGCTGAAAATATAAAGTTATTTATGACATCTTTTTGTAAAATTGCACCATCAAAAATAGAATAATAACCTAAATCTATTGCTGTTTGAGTAAATAATATTGGTATTGTTAGTCCAGTTAATACTGATACACCATTTGTACCACCGGATAATAATTGTGTAATACCACTATAATAACCGGTAGTTCCCGTATAGGTTTCAATTGTTGTTGCTGTTATTGGACAACAAGGGTCAACATCAAAAAATGTTTCTGTCCCTGCGGTATAGTTTACCTGGACTATATCACTTTTAATGTTTTCTGGCGAAATTTTAAAATAATATCTTTGTTGTTCCATTATTATGGGTTAATATATTCATACCACATTAAAGGTGAAGCTAAATTTCCAACTCTTAATAATGTGGTTGTATCAATAACTTCATATGTTTTAGTTGGGTAATCTAAAACTAGTTTGTAATAATAATATTTTGACGAATCAAAATTGAAAAAATTTGGTGTTATATTTGATTGTGGTGTATTTGTCATCCTTTTATATGTACCATCTTTACCATTAAAAAATCTGGCGGACATATAAAATTCTGTTAAATCAATATATTCTCTACTTCTTAACCAATAAATAAAATAACCTTCTTTGTCTCCAATATAATCCAAAATCATATCTGGTATTTTAACATCAACATTAGGTATTAATGTATTAATATTTACATTTTGTGTTAGACCTTGTTGCACTGGTAAAATAATTGTAAAATATAAGGTTTGTGTTTTTTCTTCTGGAGTATCATAAAAATCCAATTTAAAAAATGATTTTGTAAATGGTTTTGAGAAATAGTAAAGTTCGGTATCCGTAAACCCTTGTGGGGTATAATCAACAACCCAATTAGTAATCGTTGATGATGTAACCGGTAATGTATTATCAAAAAAATGAAACTTATAATTTATTTCAGTATTAAGGTTTTGGAATTGTTTGTGTTCAAATCTAGCAACCTCAAAATCTGAGGCCGTACCAATAACTTCCTTTACCATTTCTTCTTGGTATTCTTCGATACTATCTGTTCTTCCACCAAAATCCCATCTTATTTCAAGAGGAATATTGATGAATTGGTCATCGATTGGTAATTGTATTTTAATTTTATTCACATCCATCTACTAAAGGTTCTGCAATTTCACTTATGTTTTGTACATCTGTTCCTTCAGGAACTATTCTAAAAATTGTATTTACAAATGGATAATGTTTTCCATTTGTAAACGGATAATTAACACCAATACCATTTTGGTCTAAAAACCCATATTCATATATATCTCTCCATCTAAATCCATTTGAAAGGTTGGAAAAAAATGCATAACTTGGGACACCTTCAACATTCTCATAAATCGATTCTTCAATGTAATCCGAATAAACTCTTAATGTAATTGGGTTATGTGGCTTGTAATAATAACCAAATTGATTTGATTGTGGTGCTGTAGTTTGTATTGAAAACCATTGTGGGTTATACCCTATTTTATGATTATATCTTGATATAACTCTCTCTTTTTGTTCATAGTCATTCCATTCACAGAAATCACCATTTAGAGTATCTCCGGTTGTAAAATTACTATTATAAAAAAATGGACCTTGTGGTGGTAGGGTATTTGAATTATATTGCAATTGTGGAATGTTAAATAAATTTGCACTATTAAGGTCGCTCCACCAAGGACTTGGTATATTTTGATATAATGGTAAATTAAAATCCCAACCTTCTTTGGTATTGATTGTCCAACCAAAAGAACCTTTCCAAATTGTTGTAAAAAATAATTCTGAAACCGGTCTTTTTTGATTATCTAATAAAGGTGATAAATCAATGTCAACATTAAAAGAAAGTGTGTATGATTGACTTCCTTCAGAAGTTGATGACCTTGTCGTACTATTTGGTGTTAAAACAGATTTTTCTAATTTTGATTTACTACCATATATATTTTGTTCAAAACCGGCTTTAACTAAAATAGCATCTTCAACATTTGTTAGAATTTTATGTTTTCTAACATAATATTTTGAAGTTGTTTCTTGTTTGTTTGATGTTGTTATTACTCTTTTAAATGTTCCGGTAACATTTTGATCAAATGTTGTTCCTGTGTATCCCACATTATCAATATTAAAAATATAATCTTCACTACCATAACCACTATCACCTAAACTTGAAATTTGGAAATACTCTTCCCCGTTATAATTAATTGATAACTGAACAAACTCACCGGCACTTAAACCGTGTTTAATTGGTGATTTAAATGATATTAGTGTTGAGTTATTATTACTTCCAATATAAATTAAAAATGGTATCCCGTCTTGACTTACCCACGACCAAGCACCATTTGTAACTGGGTCTGCGGCATATAACTGTTTGTTAAAATCATTTTCATAAGCATAACTTAAATAGTGAGTCCAATTATACGTTGTGGCACTTTTATTAACAAAAGTTATTTGATTGTCTGGTGGTTGTGTATAACCCACAACATTATTATCTGTTCTTATAAAATCAAATTCAAAATATTGTGGTTTTCCTTCCCAAAAAATATTTGTGTTTGGGACTCCGGGTGGTGGAAAATTACCACCAGGAAATGTTGATATTGTATTTTCAATTGGATTTGTATAATATAAATTATTTTTAAATGGACCATAGTTAGTTTTTCCAATATATTCATTTTGGAAAATTACTGTGAACTTTGTGGTTGGTCTAAATATTGTTGATTTTTGTCTTTCATCAGAATATACCTGTTCTAAACTAATATCTACATTTCTGTCAAATTCAACAATCTCTTCTTGTGTCTGTTGAAGTGGAACATTAAGTGCAAAGTTTGTTTCTGGTGCTGATTTATACCTTAAACTACCTTTAATAAATGTTGTTGTTTTATCTATCATGCGTTAGGGTCAAAAATATAAAGTTTAACAAATTTATCTATTGCTGTTTTTCCATTGTTCAAACCAAAATAGAAATGGTATGGTGCGCCAACAAGAATTGACTCACCTGGTTGTGTTGTTGATGGTGTTGCAATTGGGTCTGGTTGTGATGAACCACTAAAATTAACAATATACCCTTGTTGTGTTTGTGGGTTAAAATATGAAGTTGTAAAGTAAGGGTCACTATTAAAATCTAAATCCTGATAACCTTTAGAAAAGAATCCACCAGTTGATGTAACATTTGTGTCCCAATTATTATTTTCATTACCAAAAATATAATTTGAGTCAATACCTAACTTCCATTTATAATGTGGTACTTCTTGTGTTTTTGGGTATCCATATTGATAAAATATTGGTGGAGCTAAATTATAGTATTCGGAACCTGGTGATAAATTTCTTCTATATACATAATCTAAATCATTATTTTCATAAAATAATCCAAATACTGGTCTTGGGTATCCGTCACCAGATTGTGAGTCATCACCAAAGAAAATACTATTTGGGTTAGGATAGTTTTCTGCTAAAAATGGATTTATTCTCCATTCAGAATTTATTGAGAGCATTTGAGCAAAATCACCATCAATTCTATCACCTTGTCTTGTACTATTAAAAAACTGTATAATACCTTTACCTTCAGTATTATCTCCAGCTGGGTTGGTTAATGGTATCATAGCTTGTCTAAAATTATCGTTTAACAATCTAGATAAAAACCCAACTTGTATTACAATCGAATTATCTTGGTATGATGTTGATTTTACTTGGTCAACATAATAACTATTAAAATTATCATTATTACAAATTTCTGTAATGAATTTTTCTCTTGGTCCCAAATCCATAACCGTTGTTGGGAATTGAATTTGTTTTGTATTATACCCAATACCTGGGTAATCATTTACTAATACTGCTGGCCAATTTGAGTTTGGTTGTGGGGCATCTTTTCCTATGAATTTTGTCCCATCCCAAGGCGATGATCTATAATAAAAATTATTTTCTAAATCATTAAAAACTATAACATCATCACAATATTTGTAATCTGGTGTTGTATCGGTAAGGTTTGAATAAGTTGCAGTTTTATTAAAACTAAACATATATAATACACCATTCACCCAGTTGTTTTGGAATGTTTGTGCAAAAACACCCCTACAAGCGGCAAATGTTATTGTAAATCTTGTTTTCCATTCTAAGAATAATCTAGCATCATCTGAATATGCACCTTTAATTAGGTATACTTTTTTGAAGAATTTATATAGGGCTGGGTCTTCATTAGGGTCAACATCTTTTTTATTTAACAAACAATAACAGCCTTCAACCACTCTATCTGGTGGTACAACACATTGGTTTTCTGGTATTACAGTTACATTTGTTCCAGATCCACTATAACATTGTAATGAAACCATATCTTCACAAGTAAAAGTTTGGGTTAATCCGGAAACATCAGCATCTAACCCTTCACCAGAAGGCAAACTTGCCGAAAAACTTGTTGTTGAGTCGCTTGATTGTCCATCAATTCCGTAATAACAAAAATTATTATTCATATGAAGTGCGTAACCAGTTCTAGAACCAGCACCATTTTCAATACAAGTTGATGTTGGTAATCTATCACTTCTCATTATTATATTATTTTTATTTGTAAAATTAACACCAGCTAATTCACCCGGATTTGTATAACGATAATACGCTGCGGAATACATTGTGTATATTATATTTGTACTACCAAATGGATAACCTAATGTATCCACACTTGCAAATTGGTAGTATAAATCTAAAGTTGGTGTTAGTGTACCAATAGATGTGTTAATTGCAATAAAAGAATCTCCACCAAAATATTGTTGTGGAACACCTTTTGGTAAAATTGAAGGTAGTGTTGTTAATATATTTGGTGTTGATGATAACAAACCTACAGTAAATGCGTTATTTTCTGTTTTATAATTTTGTCCACCAAATGTAAATCCGTTCATATTGTTATCATCTGTAGATAAGTAATAATAAGGGTTTGTTGATGTAAATCCTGAATAATCATTTGATGGTGTAAATGTGAATGACTCAAAATATAAACCTGTGGGTGTTGAATTATCAACTGTATTATGCGTTTTTGGTCCTAAAGTACTTGCTTGTATTGGTCTATTAAGATAATAATTACCAGTAACGGTAACGGTATTTGTTGTTGTGTAACCAAACAACAATGATAAATCATATTTAATTTCTTGTTTTTGTGTGTATGGGTCAACACCTCTTGTTATTATAACAATTTCATAATCATCTTGATAATTTGGTATTTGTTCTATAGCAATAAAACCAGTAACTTGTTTACTTGCTGGGTCACCATTATCATCGGTTGTTGTTGCAATATATGGTGGACTTAATGGTATTGGTATTACTTGTGATGCTGATTGTCTCTCGACCTCATAAAAAATTCTATGTTTCAAATATTCATTATGAAATAAGTTTGTATTTACTCCGGTTGATTCCGATAAAGTTTCGTATTCACCAATAGTCATTCCGGTAATTACTTGGAAATATTCAATATCCGGTAAGTATTGCATATAATTTTCACTACTACCGGTTTGTATAATATTAATGTTAGCTGATGAGGTTGTTGTTGGGTTAGATGGATTTGCAAAAGGAATTGAGTATAATGTTGTACCTGTTACTGTAGTACCGGTAACCGAATTTAAACCAAATTGATTTATTGTTGCTCCAGTTATATTTATATTACCGTCTGATGTAACTGGGTTATTAAATGAAAAAACTGTACCAATACCAATATTACTTGTTGTCCCTTTTCTAACTAAAAGAACAAGTGATTGGTCTTGATAAGTACCAGACCCTGGTAATGTTGGATTTGGTGTTACTGAAATTCTATTAACCCCACTAAAGTATCTTTCTCTTGTGTTAAAATCATTTAATTTTTGTGGGTAAGTAACTGATAAAGGATTTGCAAACCATCTATCATCATCACTAGCACCGGTGTCTTTGTCGGCACCAAAAACAAATGGTTGTGGCGCTTTAAATTTAAGATTATTTGGTGAAGAAGTATCATCCCAACCAGAAAATAATCTTTTAAAATCTATTGACGCTTGTGCTGCCACACCTGGCTCAATTTTTTCGTCAAAAATTAAAGCAATTAACGATCTATAACCAAAATCAGGTAAATTTCCACTACCATCATTAAACCAACCCTTGTTATTATTTGCCGGAGGAAATAATGGTCTTTGGTCTAAGTTAGGGTGGTCAATATCATATGTTGCAGATAAATTTATTGGTGCTAAAAAAGAAGTTGAGCTTGCTAAAGATGTGTCTGGGTTGTCTGTATTTGAATCAACAAGTGTTTGGACTGATTGTGAGTCAAAATTATCTTCCATTTCCGCATTTGAACATTTACAATCACAACTATTACATTCTGGATATGAAATCATCGGTAAACCGATTCTAGGAAAACCTTTGATTTTTAGTGCCGCAATTACAGCGAGTGCAGTAAATGTTAATGCAAAACCAACTTTTACTGCCGCAACAACAATCTTAAAAACACCATAACCAATAAGCCTTATTGATTCTAAAAGCCAACCGGTGTTTATTATTGGACCACCGACATTCGCACTAAAAATACCAGCACCAGCACTAATTGATTGTACACCAGTTTGTACGGCTTCAATTCCCGCAACAACAGAATCGTAAGTTTCTTTAAGTGCTATAAGAATTAAAACATATTTTAAAATTGGCCATAAAAATGAAATAAAATGGGCAACAAATAATAGAACTAATATAATTGGAGCTAAAACACTTACTAATATGTTAAAAATAAAAAACAAAAAATCAAAATTTCTAATAATATCATTTACCGGAAATGTATTTACTGTTGTTTTACAAGTCCTATTATCAATTTCTTTTATACCTAAATGTCTTGCTCTACCAATACCATTTTTGTATCTATCAAGAAACATTGATGTAGTATATACTTTATTGTAGTTAAACTCATAAAATCTGTCCTCACAATTAATAGCATCTTGTACCATAGTTGAGTCTCCATAATCATCCCAATCTAAACTAAAAGCATATGACCTTAATAAATCAAAATAATCAGATTGATAGTATGTAAAAGTAAAAACTTGTGGTTGTGTTGTATCATTTGGATTAGCACTTATTTGAATATTACCCCCGGTTATTGGTATTACATTTGGGTCTCCGGTATACAATATACCATTCAAATAAATATTAAAATCTGTAACATTTGTTGTACTTTCCAATACTAATCCACCGGGACCAGGTAAAGGTTGTGTTGAACCTGTTAAAACACCAATACCTAATGTATAGGTAAATGTTCCAGTATTTAATGGATTTAATGGATCTTGCGATGAAGTTGTCCATCCATATTCTTTTATGTTTGGGACGAGGAAATTTGCTCTTAAAAATTGGTTTTGTAATCCGCCTTCATTATTCCATTTAAACTTAAATCTATATTTTCCTTTTGTTGGTATTCCTTTGTTTGGATCATTTGAAATAACTTGTTGACCAAATTCATTTGTAATTACATAATCCAAATTCATTGGTACGTTTACTAAATAAGAACCGTCCCCATCAATTACATTTCCATTTTGTTCAAACTGATATTCTTCAAGAACTGGTAAATTTTGTTGATCTAAAAATATTGTTTGTCTTATTGCTTGAATTGACCCACCACCAGCAATTAATTCACAAAGATTTCCAGTATTATTTTTTGGTTTACAATTTTTCTTTAAGGCATCGTCATCAGTTGTTGAGATAATAGAACCCATAAATACTGAAGTTGGATTTATACTTATATTGTTACTTTGTGTTAAATCAAAATCACATCTTGTAATCCCTAAAGAACAAATATTTGGTTCACCCCATAAAGGTGAAATGTCTATAATTCTATTTGATGTTACAATTTGTGGTAGTTCATTTAAGTTTGTAGAACTTTTAAATTTAGAACCGCTTACTTGGGCTTCAGTTGCTTGACCTGATTGTATAAGGTCTTGTGGTGAAAGTGAAAAACACCCAATGTCTGACAAATCTACATCTAAAAATACAGTTTGAGAACCTACTGGAACTCCAAATATCATATAATCACCACTCTCATTTGTTTTTGTAGTAAATTTATAATATTTGTCATAAATTTCTATTTGGGTTTGATCTATTAGGATTTCTTCTTTTGTTGGAAATGTCCCAGTTGCAGCATGCGTTGAATATGATGGTTCTTTTGGTAATAAGTTATATCTATATCCATCTTCACTTACATCAGATAATGTTTTGTATGGATATAAATCGGCAATTAAAGGGTTATTTTCATCTTCAGTTGTTTGAGGAATAAAAACAGACACTTTTGCATTTGGGATTCCGAAACCATTATTAACAGAAACTCGACCTACAATAACCCCATAGTCAGAACAAGGTCTAATGTATATGTCACTTTGATTGATTTTTAAAGAAAGTATTTCTAAAAAATCAAAATCTTGTTCTAGTTTTACGTCAATATGTTTGTCTATACCGACTTGGGTTCGTATTCTATATGATTTTGGCATTAAAATTCACTTTTTTGATAAATAGTTTATTTCCTATTTTAGAAAAATAATCGAATTATTAAAAAAATAAATTATCAAGAAAAGTTGATTGTTTTAAAGTTTAACACTCTAACATTAATGTCCTTGTTTGGAAATCTAATTTGGTAGATTTGTGTTGGTTCAGCAAAAATTGTATCAGCAATAAGTTCTATTTGTCTTGTTGCTGGATCAGAATATCTTTGTGATGTTTGTGATGATGAATATTGACCACCAACATTATTAAAAAATTGTATATCTGATATTGATATTACACCATTTTCATTTTGAATCAATCTTCTAAGTTCAGATACGTAAACATTTTTTCCTAATTGTTGTGTTAATGGATTAAAATAGGTTGTTATAATATCAATAATTTTGCTAATAATAGCACCTTGGTTTTGACTAGCGTCTAATACAACATCAACATTTACAGATAAATCAACAACACTTGCGGTTTCAACAGAAATGTAATCATTTATCATTCTATAGTTTGATAGATAATTTGCAACATTATTTTTAAGTGTATTTGAATTTGTTTCAGTTAAATTACCACTAGTATCATAAGACAACATTTTAATTTTAATTTTGTTGTTTTCTTCAGTAACAGAAACTTTTGCTGGCGCACCAAATTGTGATGGCATCATTCTCAAAACAGATTCATAATCATTTACAGTTACAGCTCTATTTTGTGCTGCAAAGTTAAACGAAACGTATTGTCTTACTTCTTCGGTTGTTGGTGCGTCAGCACCACCAATTGCCGCTGTAACATTATTAGCTCTTAATGAATTTACAACGGTTGTATTAATTGATTCTGAAGGACCATTAACAAAAAATGATACTGTACCTATTTGATTTATTGTATTTATACCAAGATTTGTTCCTTGACCACCACCAATTCTATACTGAATGAATAATGTTGAGTTTGATTTAAGTGCGGCACCTAATGCAAGATTATTAGAATATTTACTTAAATTCATTTCTAAACCACTTCTTGCAAAATCTCTTAATTGTTCTTCAGCTGATACATTACCACCACCAAAAGTCATCTTTAAATAACCTTCTGGTGTATATTCAGTTACAAATTTTGTGTTTGTTGTAATATATGTTCCAACTTTTATTCCGGGTTGATCAGATACTTTGGTTGGGTCCTCAATGAACACTCTATCTTCAGCTAGAGCTTTTACTTCATACCATCTATTATCAAGACCTAAAAATTCTTGTGGTTGTGGGATATTTGTATATTGAGTACCATCTTTTAAAAGAACACTTGTTATACCTAAAACATTTTTTTCTGGTAAAAATAATTCAAAAAATGGTCTTACATCGTTTGGTGTTATTGTTCTTTTAAAAACCTTGGTAATACCATTAACAACAACTTCTCTTTTTGTAATTGTGTAATTTAATAATTTACCATTTGAATCGAAATTTGGTATTTTTAATCTGTTTGGTGAACCTTCAGAATTTATTGGTGACGCAAAATCAATATCATATACAGTTTCAAACGGTTGTCCAGCACCACTAACTTGTGATCCCCTTCTTAATACACCACAATATCTTAAATCTTCTCTATCGCCAAAAGCAGGAACTATAATTGAAAAATCAACTAAAGCAACAGAAGGTCTTTGTCCTGGTATTTTTAAACCATAAGTTCTTGCAATATTATAAATTGATGATTTTTGTTGTGCATATTGTAATACAGTTTCCTGGATACTTCTATCAATATGAAATTGTAAATTATCCGTTACTGCGGCATTTAAATCCAACATAACGGAGAAAACTCCAGCGTCATTAAAATTCTGAATTAAATCTGGATAATAAGTTCTTGTAAAATTTATTAACTCGGTTCTAATTCCTTGGAAATCTCTTGTTGTATATGATATTTTCTTTTCTGCCATAATGTTTTATTTTATATGCTAAATTTTCTTATAGCACGAACTCTTAAACTTCCTGTTTTCATAGAAGCACCTGCTCCTGTATGTGTACCAGCTATACCAAAATTAAATATTAAAGCTTCTGTTTGATTTCTTTCAGTACTACTCCAATAATTTTCGTTAATTATTTCAGTAGCACCAGATATTGAACCAAAACTAGAATTACCAGACAAAGTTCTATTTACATTAAACCTATTATTGTAAAGTAAATTAAGTTCATCAATAGCTGGTAAGTACCATCCTGAAATAGGTACTACAGAATTATAAAAAGTAACCGCATAAGCAGCACTTGTAAATTGACTACCTGTTGAACCTGCTAATGTTAAATAATTAGAAGCACCATTCCAAGATGAAGTATTCATTAACATTGGTGGTTGCCCTGGTCCCATTCTATTATCCCAAGAAGCACTTGTTGCAGCATCAGATTTAGCAACTACTAAATAATTTTCTTGACCGCCATCTTTATATCTATGGAATATTACACCACCTTGTGCAGGTACATACTCTCCTATTTCATAAGTATACTCACCAATTCCAGTTAAATTTGAGCCGTCACCATAAAATGTTACACCACTTATTGTTGTTGCAGATAATGTGCCATTTACCGTAAGTCCAGTTACAGTATCTATTGTTGTACTAAATGTATTTCCAGAACTATCACTAATTGTAAATGTATTATCTTGATATGTATAACCTGTTACATACGTGTCTGTACTACCAGAATTAATATAGCTCTTTAAATCAGGAATTCTTATATTTTTTGTTGTTCCGGAATAAACATCATAATTTACTATTGCAAGTAAATCATATGGTGTTACACCAGAACTTGTTACATTTTGTAATTGTGATATTCTTTTATTTGCCATATACTATTAAATATTTATAATTACAAAATCACTAGTTTCAAAAACAGTATTTGTTGATTTATATTCAATTTTTATTCTTGCCGTATGTTCTTTTTGTGATATTCCAGGTACTTTATATGCTAGCTCACCATTACTATCAACATACGTTCCTTTGTCTTCATCTTCTAATGATGCGTCTGTAATGCTTATTTTTGTGATTAAAAGATTTGGAATATATCTTTCAACAGAATCTCTAATTTCAGATTCAATGTCAGAAAAGGTTGGTCCATCTAATGGTTCAAAAATATACTCATATAATCTTGTCCCAAAATCTGGTAAAAAATATCTACTTCCTTTTCTTGTTAATAATAAATGAATTAAATTACTTCTTATTTCTTCTGAAGTTGTATCTGAAGTGTCCAGATATTTTCCAACAAAAGAATCTCTAAAGGGAAAATTTATTCCATAAGTAATACCATTTGCCATATTCAATAAATATAGTGTTGGTAAATTTTATCTAAATAAAAAAATCCCTACTTTCGTAAGGATTCTTTTAAGTTTGTACTACCCTTCTCATATGAGGGCTCATAAGGGCAATGTTTGCATTTTGAGCCACAGCATTTGCCACGTTTTATATGAAAAGATTCGGTCATTACAATATTTCCAAATTTATCTTTATAGAAATCTGGTTCTGGAGTTTTTTTTGTTAT